TGCAGTCCACTTTTCATTGCCATGATCGTAGACAAGCAATGCGCCATTGTTTGTGCTTGTTGCTGTGGTTTGATCTATACCACGAGCCATGATTGCACTTGGTCCTGCTAAACCTTGTGTGCCAACCGTTGTTACTGTTATGCCGTCAGTAGATGTAATCTCTATCTGATTGGTTTGATCAGTATTGGTTATTGTTATGGAATCTACGGAACTCATCTAGTTATGTTCCTGCGTATGCTGTAAGTACCTTCTATAAGTCTACTAACAACACCTGCGCCACTGGTGATCTCTAAATCAAAAACACCGTCTGATGCGGTAAGTGCTGCTGTATCTGTGGCACTAACTGATAGTGCTATAGTCCCTTCTATACCACCCATAGTCATACGACTATTAGCTGTTGTTATATCTAGGATTGAGGAACTTGCATCAGGATTTTCTCTAAACTGCATTGCGCCTGAGAATCCAGTTAAATTAATAACCGCATCTGATGAATCTTTAAGAGTTAGGGTCTGACCAAATGTTGCGCCCTGCTCTATGATGAAATGATGATAACCTGCACTCATTAAAACTTCCTATAAATTGCATGGTATCTACCATTTCGTAAGCATCTGCTTGTTTAACTATAACAAAGAATCTAGCTTGATGCTTTCTTTGTTGTTTTCTTGGTAGTTTTTTTCTTTGCAGTTGTTTTTTTCTTGGGTGCTTCTCCACCTTCCCATGCTTCATTTACATCAGGAGTGCTAGGGTCGTCTGCTTTTAGTTGACCTTTTTCATTTCTAGCTCGTTTAACTTCTTTAACTTCTGCTTCTACCTGTACAGTTTCTTCAATTGAATCTACCTTGACTTCCATAGCCCAACCGTTGTTTATAAAAGTGTCCATGACATCATCTTGCCATTGCCCTTCTGAGTCTACGATCTCGTTAGCCTTGTAAAGCCTTACATCAGTTCCCTTCTCATTGCATGAAGCAGGTTTAGGAACGATTATTTTAAATTTTCTTGACATAGTTTCTACCTGTAAAGAGGGGGGTAATTAAACCCCCCAAAGTTTGCTCAATTAAGCGTTATGTACTGTATTTGCTTTAGGAGCAACACGAGGTCTGCTCTTAACAATTACACCACTAATAGGCGTACCATTTGTGTGTGTACCAGTTTTAGCCAGTACCAATCTCAAATAGCGTTTACCACCTACATACCCAATCTGCCAATCGCCACCAGTTGTACTAGGGTCACCATTTGTAGTGCCGTCCAGTTTCAACCAAATTCCACCTGCAGCAATAGTTCCGTTAATAACATCAGCCTGTACTAAATCAGTAAAGGTTGAGTCATCATCAGAATGCTCTAGTGAAACTTCAAAGTAGACTGAGCCTGAAAGAGTATCTCCTTCTGCGCCAACATCTACGATTGCAGTTGCTTCTTCAAAGCCTTTAAGGTCTACAGTTGTGCCATTAGCACCTGCAGTCTTAACAGCGTTGATGATTGAGTTACTTACAACAATATTATGTGTTAAATCTTGCATAATTTACCCCTTATGTAGAACATTTGAGTTTAGAGATAGCTTCTTTCTGAATTACCTGTCCACCAACACGCTTTCTAGCAATGTATCTTACATTACCAGTAGTAGCTTGTGTGAATGGGTCACGCAATACAGCTAGATTAACTCTATCAACAATCATATAACCCCTACGGAAATCACCGTATGCAACTGGGAAAGTGTTAGCACCTTCACTTGGCATATCAGTAGCTTCAACATAAGGCATACCTAAGATAGTGTTAGTCACACCACCTTGTAAAGACATTCCTGCTTGGAACACATACTGACCTGCAGTATCTTTAAGTTTTCTGATCTTAGCAAGGGAAGTTCTGTTAAATACAAAAGTTCCGTTTCTTGAATAATCAGACTTAACATTGTGTACCAATGAGATAAGTCCATCAGCAGTAATCTCGTCAGCATCTCCTGAGTTCACATGGGATACACCTGAGTGGTCCATGAATCCATGAGGTTTACCAACTGAATCACCAGTAACAAAAGCAGTACCTTCAGCTTTCGCAAATTGCTCTGCAAACTCTGACTGCATTTCTGCTTCAAGATCAAACACTGTATCTTCTAAGTCTTGCTCGGAGATATCCACTAGTGCATACATTTCGTGTGCAGGGATTTCTTCAAGTCCAACTGAATATCCAGTAGTCTCACTTCTAGTGCCACTTTCTGATACCCACTGTGCAGCGAATTGTCCGTCTCTTTTAGGGACTTGGATGCTTCGTGCGCCTGTGGAACGAACTCTAGCAATACTTCTGATAGGTGAGATTTCAGTTACAGTTTTTAGTAACTCTCTCACATATTCAGGTGGTGCTAAATATCCGCCTGTTGAGTCATTGCTGACAGTTAATGCTTTCTTTTCATCAGGTTGCAGACCTTCCAGTCCTTTCCTGCAATATCTATCAAAAGCGTTGAGATACTCGTCAACTTGCTTAGATTCAAAGCCTGAGTCAGGTCTAGTGACCATTGTCTCAATTTTTGAAACTTGCTCCTTGATTTGTTCAGCGTTTTGCTCAGCAAGAGTTAACTTCTGATTAACTTCTTCAAAAGAGTCCAATTTGGCTTCTAATTTAGATAGTTTTTCTTCGTTATATGCTGTGCTTTCGCCTTTCTCAATATTTTCCAGTCTCTCGTCATTGACTTTCTTAAATTCGTTGAAAGTTTGACCTAAGTCTGAAATAGCGTTCTTTATATCTTCCGACATAATTTACTCCTATTAAGTTTTTAAGGTTAAAGTTAGTTCTTTTAAGGCATCTACCAGTTCTGCGTTGTTATCAACCTCTCGTTGATCAAAACACTTAGTCACTGCTTTTGCAGCTACTTTTGCTTCTGAACGAGAGAGACTGAAAGCATCACGCAATCCGTTTTCCCATTCCCTAATGGAAATTTCTTCGCCTTTCACTGAACGAACAGTTGCCTGAGGGTTCATGGGAAAGGTTACTAGCGACACTTCCATCAAATCTACTTCTTTGATAATACGTTTATTACCACGCTTATCATATGAAACTTCTTTTGGGTTTACTCTAAAGCCTATTGATAGACCGTCCAATGCTCCCATCTTTAATAATTCGTAGGCTTCTGCTCCTGCTTGTGTTTTAAGAGCCAGTCTACCTTTGACCACAAGACCATGCTCATCTTCTTTGATCTCATCAAACACACCAATAGGCATATCAGACTTATGTTGATACAAGAGTTTTACATTTTGTGGTTTTCTTTTCTTTAAGGATTTAGCGAATGCACCTGCTTCTATAACATCATTGCCTAAGTCTTTATTGCCAAAAACAGAACCATAGCCTTCAAATGTGCCATAGTTTTTATCTTCATCTTCGTCTTGGTAAGCCTTAATGCTTGATTTGATTTCTATAGATTCTTTCTCAACTTCTTTCTCAGAAGCCATTTCATCTACAGTTTCTTCAGAATCAGGCTTAGATTTGCCAAATTCAATGATATAAGAGTCATCAGTTTCTTCTACTGCTCTTATGTGCTTTTCATCATTCTCAATAGAATCTTCTTTGTTAGAATCGTACTCATTGGTACAGACGGCTAGGCGTTGATCTGTGTCGGTATACTCACTCGTCATAGTGTCATCTCCCATACATCTTTTTAAAAAGTTCTGCCTACTTTCATCACTATTAGGTTTTGGAATAGGCATATTCTACATATAGTACATAAAGGGTAATATAAGCACAAGATATAGTTGCAATTAAATAATTAAATTAATTGTTGCACATTCACCCATTATGGGTATATAATTACTGTATAAATTAAATTGATGCCCTTAGGGCAAGGAAAAATAAAATGAAAACAACTCACACACACAAAGGTCATTGTCAGGTTTGCGGAGCTATGCACGCTGTTGATAACTCTCATAATGGATTAGCTAAACATGGATACACAGTTGATTGGGGCTTCTTTAATGGCACTTGTCATGGTTCAGATGCGCTTCCTATCCAATTAGATAGAACTTTAGCTGATAAAACTATTGCTAGCTTAGATGCAGAAATTGATAGACTTCAATCTTCATTAGATGCTATTAATGATTGGTTTCCTGAGTCTGTATTTGGATATAAATTAAATGGTGAGTTTTTAAACTTACCTAGATTATATGATGCTTTCCATACATATGATGCTTTGTATGAAATGAAATGTTCTAAATATGATTGGGATACTAGCAAATATTATAGATTAACTGAAGAAGGATATGTAACTGTTGAATTAACATTTGATGAATACAAACTTGCATCAATAAATGTTGAATTTGAGAATCCTTCTCATTCATTATTAGAGTGGAGAAAAACAAGAGAAAGACTACTAAAAAGTTCAAAAGATCAAGCTGAAGGTCATAAGTATTTTTTACAAAGTCTTATAGAAAAGTTTTATGGTAAGCCTTTAATTGAATCTAATCTTGTTAGCAAAGTTGTTAAAGAGTTATCTGACATTGCTTCTGCTGACATTGTAAATGAAGTTGCTACTGTTAAAACAGAAGATAGATGGGGCAGAGTAATTAAGAGAACTGTTTACTATATTTGGGAAGGTGAAGCTGAAAAAGAAGTCAACGGCAAAATCTTAAAAGTTGTATGCAAGAGAAACAGGACTTATAAAAAGTATGCTTCATACACATATGTTGATGGTAAGAAGGTTGGTAAAAAAGCCCTAGAGGAACTTCTAGGGTAAATTTCAATAATGAATACTTTATTCACCCTTAACGACCTTAAAGACCTCATCTTAGATGGGGTCTGCAAGGATGGCACTACATTAGAACAGGCATTAGATTTCTGTGAGTCAATCATCTTTGATGAGACTTACACTTTAGAAGAAATAAATTTAGCTAATGTTGCATACAACACAATCATCTCTGCAAGGCTTAGAAGATCGTGGAGTAAAGATTATTTTCAGAAGCCTGAGTCTATCTTTGATCAGGAGATTTGGATTGACCCTAGAATTTTAACGCAAGCGTTTGCCGTTCATTGGTCTACTCTTAATAGAACTAAAGGTACGCTTGGATTTACGAGGGGGTATGACTGGTCTGATTAAGTCATGTCTCTTTTATGTGTATTCATTTTCTTTAACGAATACATTTAAAAATTTATTTAGTAAATTTTCGCTAATAGGCTTTTTTGTTTTAATTGCATTATTAATTAGCTTTATAAAACCTCTTTTCTTAGTTTGATCTACGCTTTCAAAATCATCTTTTAAAAAAAAGTAAGAGGGTATGTTTAAGATTTGATTGTCAAAGTTAAAAAAGTATTCTTGATATTTAGTATCTATTTCTAAATCATTAAAAATGATTGGTATGTCAACATCTTTAAAATTATATCCAAGTTCTTTTAAGTTCATGTGTCTATTCCGTTTATAAATTCAATTATTTCATCAAACTTTTTTGTGGTATCAGGAGCAAACCTCATCATCCTTTGTCTCCAGTATTTTGCATTTTCACCACCCAACAAAGCTATGTAGTTTGCAAATGCTTCAGTTGTCATTTTTTGTGTGACCGTACCACCAAATTCGTTTTCAAGAAGTATTTTAGCATCTTTTGATAAATTATTTATATTTACAGGTATTCGGTAATCTTGGCTTGCAAATCCACTTCTAGCAAAATCTTGATAATATGTAAGTCCATGACCTGAAGTATATTTGCTTCTTGAAATAGAGCCTATGTAATCGTCAAAATATAAAAACTCCAGTCCCAAAGAATTACCTTTGTTAAATCTTTTAGAATATGAAGCAAGATAATTAAACAAGTCGTAATCTAGTCCTGATTCTATTTTGGCAACCAAATCTATTAAAGACTTATATCCTGAACTTCCCAACTCATCAAAAGATTTAATAAAATCCTTACCTAGTATTTTTTGCAAATCATCATAATTAAAAATAGAAGTTTTTGAATTATTAACTATAGATTTTATTGCATTTTCTACATCATCAATACTTCCAGTTCTAATGATTTTTTCCATTAGTCCAACGCGCCTTCTTTCAGTTATACCTCTTACAACATTGTCTCTAAATAATTTTTCTTCTACTTTAAAACCTAGTCTTTTTAAAAAATTGTCTGACCAAACTTTATCTGTATAGTTGCCACTTGCCAATTGCAACCTTAAATCAAAATCAGATAAATCTTTTGAATAATATTTGACTATATTTTGTTCTGCTACAGCTTTTCGTTTTAATAATTTAACGCTATCTTCAATTACATCATTACTTGCTTCTCTTGAAAATAATTTAGTTTGTGCTTCTTTTCCTTGACGATTAAATTTACTACCTCTACCTGCAGCAATCCAGTTATCTACATTATTTTGGTCAAAATCCATATGATGCCCATATTCATGTCTAAATGTTATTACGCCTTCTTTGTTTTTTGGCGATTTAATTCTAGCCATGTTGAGAGTTGGAGTTTTGCCATCCCTGCCAAGTGAATAATTTGCTCTAGAACCTTT